GCATCAATTCGCCGGGTGGCGACGTATTCGCAGCGCGTGCGATGGAGGCGGCGATCCGGGAACACCCGTCCAACGTCATCGCGCACGTCGACGGCGTGGCGGCAAGCGCAGCCAGCTTTATCGCGATTGCCTGTGACGACGTCGTGATGGCCGAAGGGGCGTTCTTCATGATCCACCGCGGATCGTGTCTCGCCTGGGGGACCGGCGGCGATCTGCGCGAGACGGCCGCGCTGCTCGACAAGGTGGATGCTTCTCTGGTGACTTCCTATGCAAACAAAACTGGCAAGTCTGCGGACGATATTGCCGCATGGATGGATGCCGAAACGTGGTTCTCCTCGGCTGAAGCGGTCGAACTGGGTTTTGCCAACTCGGTGGCATCAGCGGCAAGCGGCGCGGCACCTACCAATGCGGGGCGCTGGAACCTGTCGGCCTATTCCAATGCGCCGGTTCTGGCACCCGGCGAACCGGCGCCGCCTCAGTCGTCGGCGAAGCCACCGCCCTCAGCAGGCGCCCCACCTCCGCCGAAACCGGTAACCGACATTGCCGCGCTCAGGCGTCGGCTGCAGCTAACCGCATCTCTCTGACGCCTCCCGCGTCGCAACGAAGCCGCCCATGGGCGGCTTTATTTATTTGTGAAGGAGCAATATGCCCATCAGCATCCAGCAACTGCGGGAGCGTCGTGACGCCACCGCGAAGAACCTCAACGCACTGCTCGAAAACAACCCGGGCGACAAGTGGGGCGCCGACCAGCAACGCGTCTATGACGAAGGCATGGGCGACATCGAGCGCGTGACCGCCGAGATCAAGCGACACGAAAACCTCATGCAGCAGGTCGCGGCCAATGCGCTGAACGGCGACACGACCGACCTGGTGAACCAGCACGTACGTGCCGGCGGCCAGTCGGATGAAACCCGCGCGCTGCGTGCCTATCTCGGTGGCGGCGTCGCGGCGCTCGCTCCGGAGGACGTGCAGCGCATGCGTGCCCGGGTCAATCCGGACATCAGCAATGCGATGCGCACGACGCCGCAGGCCGCGATGTCGACGACGGTTCCGACCGAGGGCGGCTATACGGTCGCAACCGAGTACTACACGCAGCTCACGCAGGCGATGCGCGCGTATGGCGGCATTCTGAATGTCGCGACCGAAATCGCATCGAGTACCGGCGCAGACATGAATTTCCCGGCGGCCGACGCGACGGCTGAAATCGGCGAAATCGTCGGGCAGAACGCGCCGGTATCCGCAAGCGACACGCAATTCCAGAACCTGTCGCTGAGCGTCTTCAAGTACTCGTCGAAGAAGATCGCCGTACCGTTCGAACTGCTGCAGGACAGCATGTTCGATATCGAGGGCTACATCAACGCACTGCTCGCCGTGCGTATCGGCCGGATCACCAGCCTGCATTTCACGAAGGGCACGGGCAACGGCCAGCCGAACGGCATCGTGACCGCGTCGGGTGCCGGCAAGGTCGGCGCTGCCGGATCGGTGGCAACCGTCGCTTATGACGATCTGGTCGATCTCGAACACAGCATTGATCCCTCATACCGTAACGGCGCAAAGGTCGGCTTCATGATGCATGACGATTCGATCAAGGTCGTGCGCAAGATCAAGGACGCACAGGGCCGTCCGGTCTTCGTGCCGGGTTACGAGCAGGGCAACCCGGGTGGCGCACCTGACCGGCTGCTGAACCGTCCCATTTACGTGTCGCAGGAAATGGACAAGATGGCGGCGAATTCGAAGTCGATCCTGTTCGGCGACCTCAGCCGCTATTTCGTGCGTCGCGTGATGGACCTGACGCTGTTCCGCATGGCCGATTCGAATTTCATCCTGAACGGCCAGATCGGCTTCGTGGCGTTCAACCGCCAGGGCGGCAACCTGATCGACGTCGGCGGCGCTGTCAAGTACTACCAGAACGCTGCAGCCTGACCGTTGACCCGTTCGTGCATGGCGGCGTTGCCGCCGTGCTGTCGGCATTTGAAGGAGTTTTGATGGAACCGAATCAGGAAGGGCTCGCCAACGGCGAGGGGCAGGAGCCGGGCGATGAAGCGCAGCCGCCGATCGACGAAGCACAGCCGCCCAAAGCGACTTTGCGCTCGCGTCAGTCTGTAGCCGCTCGCGTACTGGTGGCGTGTGAACACGGCGAGCCGAACGATGTAGTGACCTTGCCTTATGGCGCTGCACGGGCGGCGGTTAGTGCGGGGCGGGTTGATCCCGATTCGGACGCGGTGGCTTATGCGTTGAGCCTGAAACAGTAGCGGGGAGCGAGCATGGGACGCAAGGTGACGAAGCCACCGGCAGAGGAAGCGATCACGCTGGAAGCCGCGCAGCAGCACGTTAAGGCTGATCCGGACGACGATAACGACGTGATCCTCCGGCGTGCGATCGTCGCGGCCCGTGAGCGTGTCGAACATGAGCTCGGGCGTCCGCTACTACCGCAGACCTGTGAGGCCCGTTTCGACGGGTTTTCACGCAGGCTCGCCTTGTGGCAGGACGTCGGGCGTGTTGTCTCGGTGAGCTATGTGGACGATACCGGCGCAACCGTTGTGGTCGATCCCGGGCGCTATTACCTGACCGGCGCGGCATGGCTAAACGTGACGGGGAGCTTGCCTGCCGCCCGGGAAGTGATTGCGGTGTTCGAATGCGGCGCATTCGAGCCCGACTCAGTACCGGAATCGATCGTTGAGTGGATGCTCCTGCAGGTAGGTGCCATTCACGAAAGCCGGTCCAGCGTCGACACCATGCAGACGTACGAACTGCCCGGCCACTTCGTCGACGGGTTGATCGACCGTTACCGCTTTTACTCGATCTAGCCATGAATATCGGAAAACTGAATCGCCGGGTGTCGCTGCAGGCCTTGAAGCCGACGCAGGATCCGGCAACCGGCGAACCCGGACATGAATGGACGGAGATCGCGCGACCATGGGCAAATATCAGGTTCCTCAATGGGCGCGAATTCGCATCTGCCGGCGCCGAGGTATCGAAAGCGACGGTGAGCGTGCGGATTCGCTATCGGGAAGACGTCGCGGCCAGCATGCGCGTCGTGTTCCGCGAGCAGATCTACGACATCGTCGCTCCACTTCCTGACGAAACCGGCCGTGCCTTTGTCGACCTGGCCTGCACGACAGGTGCCTCGCAGGGGTAGTTGCCATGATGACCTATCGGATGTCGGGTTTCACTGAGATCGAAGGCTGGTTGCAGGCACTGCCCGAGAAGGTTGGCGAGCGTGCCCTGCGCAGTGCCGCGAATGCCGGCGCAACGGTTATCAAGGACGAAGTGGTCCTGCGTGCACCGCAGAGTTCGGGACGGTTGAAGCGGGCGGTTTATCAGAAGCATATTGATGAGCGCTCGGGTGAGACCAATCAAACGTACTTTGTCGGGGTACGTCAGGGAACAAAAACCGCTGCAGGCAGGAAGGATCTCGCGAACGACGCCTTTTACTGGCGCTTCGTTGAATACGGCACCTCGAAGAAGCCGGCGGAACCGTTCATCCGGCCGGCATGGGAGTCGCGCAGCCTCGATGCCGTTGAGGCGATGCGTGAGCGGCTGCGAGAGAAGGTCACGGAGGCTATCGCGGAGATGATTCGATGATTGACGATCTTGTATTCGGTGCGCTGCGCACATTGGTTGCGAACGGCGACGGCACGTCTCGGGTCTTTCCGGACATTGCGCCGCAGAACACAGCGCGTCCCTACATTACGTATCAGTCGGTCGGTGGTCGTCCCACGGCGACACTTGATGGTGTCGATGCGACGCGCAATAGCCGCATGCAGATCAACGTATGGGCCGACAGGCGAAAAGACGTGTCGGTCACGATGGAAGCTGTGATCGGTGCGTTGTGTGGCGACACGATCGGCGCGGTCCCCTTGGGTGAGCCCGTCAGCCTCTTTGAAGAGGATACGAAGCTGCGCGGCTCGACGCTTGATTTTTCCATCTGGTACCGACCCTGATCACACGTCGGCTTTTAGTCACTGGCTACCTTCGGGTGGCCTTCTTTATCTGGAGAGTTGTATGGGCATCGCAATCTCGGCTCAAAAATCGAAGCTGGAGGTCGGCACGACCGACGCCGTCCCGGTCTGGACGAAGATCGGCGGATTCAAGTCGTATAACGGTATGGACGGCAGTGCATCGGATATCGACACGACCGATCTCGACAGCGAGGCAAAGGAGTTCATGCCGGGCCTGCAGGACTTTGGTGCGTTCAACTTCGAGGTGAACGCCAATCGCACGGACGCCGGCCAATTGGCCCTTGAGGCGGCTCGTACCGCGCAGCAGGTGATCCCGTTCCGTTTGACGCTTCCCGATGGCAGCGTGGGCGCATGGAAGGGCTACGTCAAGACTACGCCGCTGCAGGGCGGTGTCGATGCCGTGCTGACCAGCAGCGTGACGACGAAGATCTCGGGCAAAGTGACCTGGACCAGGGGAGGTGCCGCGTGAGCAACGGAATCCTGAGCGCTGCCGCGATCCTCGCAGCGGCCGACCTGAAGTTCGAAGATGTCGCTGTGCCGGAATGGGGCGGTGCGGTTCGTATCGCGGTGATGTCCGGTCTCGCCCGGGATGACTTCATGACCCGCAGCGATGACGGATACAGCAATTTCCAGGCGCGTCTGCTGATGGCAACGGCGGTCGACGAAAACGGCGTCCGTCTGTTCAGTGCGGACCAGCTCATCGCACTGCAGGGCAAGAACAAGGATGTGCTCGACCGCCTCACTGAGGCTGCAATGCGCGTCAATGGCATGGGGCAGGCCGCGCAGGAGAGCATCGCAAAAAACTCCGAAGCCGTGGCGAACGGCGCTTCTGGTTCCGGCTCGCCGGGCACCTCGGCAAGTCAGTAAGGCAGGCGCAGGCAGAGATCGATTCGTATGAGTTCGCCGAATGGCTTGAGTTCTCCGAACTGGAGCCATTCGGCGGCCCGTATGACGATCTGCGCGCGGGCACGATCGCCTCGGCTATCTACAACGTCAACCGTAATACCCAGAAGCGCTCCGAGCCATTCGGGCCGCTTGAGTTCATGCCGTGGGCGCGCGAGCGTGTTGCGGCCAATGACGATCCCGTCGAGCTCGACGACGACAAGGCGCAGTCAGACCTGATCCGCGCTGTAATCTTTGGAGTGACACCACAATGAGCGATGTAATTGGTCGCGGCGTCATCGAGGTTCAGGCCGACGCCTCGAAGCTCAAATCGGGGATGAGCGATGCGGAAGGCGCGGTCAGGAAATTCGAGGCCACCGCCACGCAGTCGTCGCAGAAGTCGGCTGCGGCACTTGGCGCAATCGCCGAGGCAGCGTCGTCCGGATCGAAGACGAGCGAGCAGGCGATCCGCAATTTCATGTCGTCGCTTGAGCGGCAGACGGTTCAGGTGACGCAGGGCAAGGCGGCCTGGATGGAGATGCGTGCGGCGCAGCTCGGCGTGTCGCAGAGCGCGGCGCCGTTCATCGACCAGATGAAGAAGGCCGGCGAGTCGACGCATGAATTCGGCCTGCAGACGGCCGGGGCGCGTCGTGAGTTGCTTGTGCTTGCGCACGAAGCCGCGCAGGGCAACTGGAAGAATTTCGGTGGCTCGCTGATGGTGATGGGCGAGAAGGTCGATGTGCTTTCAAAGGTACTTTCTCCGGCGGGCATCGGTGTCGGTCTGCTGTCGGCTGCCGTTGCCGCCTTTGCTTTTGCCGCCTACAAGGGTTCGCAGGAGTCGGCACGCCTTGATGCTGCGCTGTTCAATACCGGAGGATACGCGGGCCGCACGGCCGGGCAGATCGACCAGGTGGCGGTTTCGCTTGGCAGCATGTATGGCGGTGTCACGAAGGCGCAGAAAGTGCTGGCTTCGCTGATCGAGACGGGCAGGTTTAGCGGCGACACGCTGAATGCGGTTGCGGCATCTGTTTTGTCGATGTCGCAGGCGACCGGCGAGGATACCGACAAGGTAGTCGAACAGTACGCGCGTATGGCGGACGGCGTTGCGAAATGGGCCGAGCAGCAGAACCAGCAATATCACTTCCTGACGCTCGCGACCTATGACCACATCAAGGCGCTGGAGGAAATGGGGGAGAAGGGCGCGGCGGAGAAGGTGGTTGCCGATTCCCTGACCGATGCCCTTGGCAGGCAGCATCAGCAGCTCGGCTGGTTGCCGGCCGCGTGGCATGCAGTCGGCGACGCTGCTGCGTCGGCCTGGCGTCAGATGATGAATTTCGGCAAACCGGACACGCCCGAGGGCCAGCTTGTCCAGTTGAACGCGGATCTGGAAGAGCAGCGGCGCATCCTCGCCAATGGCGGCACCGTCTCGATGAACGGCCAGGATGTGAACCTTGGCACGGATGTCGTGAAGAAGAACATTGCGGATCTGGAAGCGAAGATCCGCAACCAGCAGGCTTTCAACGACAACGAACGGAGGTTCGCCGCGCAGCAGGCCGAGCGGGACAAGGTGCATCAGGCCGCAATCGACGCGAGCAACGAGCTCGACAAAAGCCTGGAGTTGCTCGACAAGGATTACGCCAAGAGCGCCGCGCTGCGCAAGCTCTATCAGCAGTTTGCAGCGCTGAAACACGAGTACGAAGCGACGGGCGAAATGTCGTCGAAGTATCGGGGCGTTTCGTTCAATGCGCACACCGGCGAGTTCAGCGGTGGTCTCTATGACAAGGCGGTCGCCGATATCAACGACCGGTACAAGGCGCGGGAGCCGAAGCATCAGAAGGCGTACACCGACGATGCCGCGACCCGCATGCTGCAGTCGCTGCGCGAAGAGGACGCCGCCATGCGCGCGCAGCTCGCGACCACCGACAAGCTGACGAATGCCCAGCGCGAACTGGAGAAATTCAATCAGCAGATCGCTGATCTGAAGGGTAAGGACCAGCTCACTGCTGACCAGAAGAGCCTGCTCGCGAGCCAGGACGCAATCAAGGCGCAGCTCCAGAAGAATGTCGCAACCGAGCGCGAACTGCAGCAGAAGCAGGCGTTGGCGAAGCTCGACGAGCGCTCGGCTGAAGTAATGCGTCAGATTGCGCAGTATCGCGCCGACCAGGCAGACGGCTACCAGCGATCGCTGGGCGTGGTAGGTATGGGCACGCAGGCGCAGCAGCAGGCGCAGGCGCTGAACCAGATCCAGAAGGAATACCAGCGCTACCTCGACCGGCTGACGAAGGAGACGCCGAAAGACCTGCTCGGCTCGGCGACGTTCAAGGCCGACGCCGCGAAGATCGGGGCCGCCATGCAGGATTCGCTGAAGGCGGCGAACGACTACTACGACGCGTTGCGCGCGAAGCAGGCGGACTGGCGAAACGGTGCAACGGAGGCATTCGCGGACTATCGCGACAGCGCTGCGAACATGCTGGAACAGACGAAGGGGCTTTTTAACGACGTATTCAAGGGCATGGAAGACGCGATCGTCAACTTCGCGATGACGGGCAAGCTGAACGTGAAAGATATGGTTAACAGCATCATCGCCGATTACGTGCGCATGCAGGCACGTACCGCGATCTCGGCGGGCCTCGGCTGGTTGCAGTCGACGGCATCGGGTTTCTTCACTGCCGGCCATGCGGACGGCGGCCTTATCACGGGGCCGGGTACCGGGCGCAGCGACAGCATCAATGCGCGGCTCTCGAATGGTGAATTCGTCGTCAACGCCGCAGCGGTGGCGCAACCTGGTATGCGGGCGATGCTTGAGCATATCAACGGTGGGTCGCGCGCAGACGGATGGCAGCGTTTCGCAGATGGCGGCTATGTCGGGGCGAGTGTTGCGTCGACGGCGGCAGCGTCGCGCGGTGGCGACACGCTCAATGTCCAGTTGCAGGGCAACGCGCAGACGTCGACCGGCGGTGGGTTTTCGCCGGCGGATATCGCGTCGCTCAAGCAGTTGCTCGGCGGATGGATGGACAAGCGCCTGGCTGAGCGGATGGGCGGACAGGGCGGCTACGCGTACCAGATGCGAAATGGGCAGATCCGATAATGCAGACACCCGCGCAGACATTTGCATGGGCGCCCGCGCCCGAAGCGCAGGGCGACACGACGTTCGCCGTGCGCAAAGCAGCTTTTGGCGACGGCTATACGCAGTCCGTTGCCGATGGCATCAACAACCGGTCTGAGTCGTGGCCTCTCACGTTCGTGGGCGACTACACGAAGATCTCGGCGATCAAGGCGTTTCTCGACGGCATGCAGGGTTACAGGGCGTTCTACTGGACGCCGCCCATGGGCGCGCAGGCGCTCTTCAGGTGCGAGAAATATAGCCGCGTGGTGCACACCGGAACGGTGTACACGCTGACCGCGACGTTTGAACAATCCTTTGCTCCCTGATATGGCTAATCTCCAGAAAACCAGTCTCGGCGTCGCTCCGGATGGCGCGGGCGGCGACGACGCACGCACGGCCTTTTCGAAGGGCAATGCAAACGTCGATGTGATCAGTACCCAGGTGGCACTGACCAGCAGCGCGACGGTCACGAATGCCCAGGCGCTGACCAGCGCGCATACCGGCAAGCGCGTGAACATCGCACTGTCGGACGATGGTGTCATCACCATGCCGGTAGTGTCGACGTGTGCGGCGGACCAGGTGATCCTTCTGCGCAATCTCGGCCCGGCCGTCGCGACGTTGGCACCGACTGACAGGTCAGGCGATACGGTTGCACTATCCCAGCTCAACCCCGGCGAGTCTGTCCTTATGGATTGTGACGGCGTGCACGCGTGGGGCGTGCTGATGCGCGGCCGGGTGAATGGCGACAACGAAGTGGTCACCGGGATGCTCTCTGTCGGTGCGTCACTAAGCGTTGGTAGCGTCGTGTCCGGGACGTCGCGAGTTGCAGCTGCGACCATCTCGGAGACCGGCGTGTACTCGGGTCCGGGCGCGGGTTACTCGGGCGATGTGACGGTCGGTGGAACGCTTGGCGTGACGGGGGCTGTGACACTCGCGGGGGCGCTTGGCGTTACGGGTGCGGCGACGTTCGCCGCCAGGCCGACCTTCGGTGGCAACACGCCATGGGATACCGGCAACCTTCCGGCGTCGGTTGCAGGTGGCGTACTCACTTTTACCAATCGGCCCAAGTTTGGAACCGCAACGCCCTGGGATAGCGCGAACTTTAACCCTGGCGCGTACGCGACCATAGGTGGGGCTTCTTTCACTGGGGCGGTCTATGCACCGGTCGTGACGACGCGCGGTGGGGCGATGAACGCCAGTACCTACAACATTGGGAACGGTGGTGTTCTCATCATGTACGAAGCCAGTCCGGGGACCGGGACAATCGGATTCCGTACGGGCGGCGACGGCAGATACTTTTCGCTCGATTCAGGCGGTAACGGAAACGCGCTCAATGGCTCCTGGATCAACGGTTCCGACGCGAGCCTCAAGCAGAACATCGCGACTATCGAGGGCGCTCTTGAGATGGTCAATCGCCTGCGTGGTGTGTATTACGAGAAGAAGGGCGATCCGGAAAAGCGGCAGATCGGCGTTATCGCGCAGGAGGTGCGGGAGGTGTTCCCCGAGGCTGTTCACGAAGTGAACCAGGACGGTCTGTTGGGTGTGGCGTACGGCAACCTGGTGGGGCCGCTGATCGAAGCGATCAAGGAACTCACGGTGCGCGTGTGGGCGCTTGAGGGGAAGCACGAATGACTATCACCTCCGATATCCAGCAACTGGAGCCGGGCGCACTCGTCGAACTGTTCGAAGTGGACTGCACGGCCATTGGCGGCGACCTGCTGCGCTTTCATGGACACCTGCAGCAGGGCTCCATCTGGTGGCAGGGCAATGAGTTCAAGCCATGGCCGATCACGGCGAGCGGGTTCGAGAAAACCGGCACCGCGCAGCAGCCGTCGCCGACGCTTGCGGTCGGCAACGTCGACGGCGCGATCTCGGCGCTTTGCATCTACCTGAAGGATCTTGTCGGCGCGAAGGTGATGCGCCGTCGCACGCTCGGTCAATACCTCGATGCGGTCAATTTCGCCGCCGGTAACCCGACTGCGGATCCGGCCGAGGAAATGCCGCCCGAGCTCTGGTACATCGAGCAGAAGAGCAGCGAGACCAGCGTCGAGGTCGAATTCACGCTGTCATCGGCGCTTGATCTCAACGGCCAGCAGTTGCCCGGCCGGCAGATCGTCGCGAACGTGTGCCAGTGGCTCGCGAAGGGCGGGTATCGCGGACCTTACTGCGGCTATACGCGCGTGAGCGCTCCATTGTCCTGCCCGACTTCGCACGTAGTGACGACTGGTGGGTGGGCGGCGGTGACCTGTACATGCAGCATTACGCTGAGGCGAGCTTCGTGCCTGTTGCAGGTGGCGTTGCAGACATCCGGGTCGGAGACGTGATTGTGATGCAGGTGCGCGCGCCCGTGCCGAATCACGCGGGTGTGTACATCGGCGATGGCCTGATGCTGCATCACCTTTACAACCGTCTTTCGAGTCGCGACGTCTACGGCGGCTACTGGCAGGAATGCACGCGCATTGTGCTGCGTCATCCCGGTTGATTGAATCAAAAGTCTGTTGATCAAAAATAAGGGTGCATAGTGCCGCGACCGGTTGCGTAGGATCCAGCCCGCAACTGCGCTTGCTGCTTCGCGGAAGCTAGTAGATGTTCAAGTTGCGGAGCCTCGAATTGCAAGGACCGCAGGCCGGGCGGAGGTTGAGATAGTGGTGCATACAGGCTTGTTGCAAAAGGTCCAAGGCTGCCGCTTCCTTAAATACCGAGTAATAGATGGTGCCGACGTTGTTCAACGTGTAGCGTCCCTGTCGGTTGGTTGTCGGGGGCGGTCCGTCGCCTTGCGCATTGGTGGCGGTGCCGCCGACGCTTTGGGCGTATGTTTCGAGCGCGAGGCTATTCTTGCGTCCTTTCGGTGGGCCGTTGGTCAGCCCGAGGCCTCGGAAGACACGAGCAATGGCAGCGTCACCGCCCCCATCCTGGGCCTTCTGGTGGTCAATCGTCAGGGTCCGCAAGGGCATTATCAATCCGCATTGCCGACAACTGGTGGAGTCTAGCTGCTGCCACATCGATCCATGCGTTTTGTGATTGATCTCGAACAGACGTTCCTTGACATCGTATGCCGCCTGCCAGTGGGGCGATTGCTTTACATTGCTGTATGTCGATGCGGTATATCCCCGGTTGTTACCGAAGAAGTTGAAGAACGCCTGAATATGTGTGGTCGTAATGCTTGCCAGAACCTGTGAAGAGCTTACCTTGAACAGGTCTAGCTGCAGTATGGCGTTACGGATGCTGTTGGTCGTTACTTTGACTACGTGGCCATTCAACTGTTTCGGGACGCCATCCTCGAGAAAATGGGCCTTGATGTACGGATTGGCTACTGCCGCGTTGATGAACTGTTGCAGCATAAGTCCTCCGCTTTCTCGCGCGTGACGAATCTGTGTAATCGGACCAAGGATAACGTGCGCCAAGGGCAGTTGGAATGCCCGCGAAACGCGACTTCAAGTGGAATCTAGAACGCCTTTTTACCAAATCATACAACAGCGTAAATGTTCATTCAGGCATGGTGAGGCGTGCGGCAATCTCCCCCTCGAATGTGGCACGGGCTTTGCGCGTTCACGCGCACGGAGGGTGCCGGCTTCCTATGCAACTTTATCGCTACTCAACAAAGTCACTTTGAACCCGCTGCGTGCGGGTTTTTTTACGTCCGGACCATGACAGAAAAACTTCGAACCATCCGGCTGTACGGAAAACTGGGTGCGCGGTTCGGGCGCGTGCATCGGCTTGCGGTATCCAGTGTCGCCGAGGCGGTACGTGCGCTGCGCGTGTTGCTGCCCGGCTTCGAGCTCGAACTGATGTCGTCCCGGGATCGTGGCATTGCGTATGCCGTGTTTGCCGGCAAGCGCAATCTGAATGCCGACCAGTTGGGCCAGCCGGTCGGCGACGACGACATCCGCATCGCTCCAGTCCTGCAGGGTGCGAAGAGTGGCGGACTCTTCACGTCGATCCTTGGCGCCGTGGTGATTGCCGTGTCGGCCGTGGGGAGCTATTTCGCACCGGGTAATCCCATCAGCGCGTACGGCTTCCAGTTCGGCGCCGCGCTGATGCTTGGCGGTGTCGCACAGATGCTCTCGCCTCAACAACGGGGCCTGTCGACGAAGGACAGCCCCAACAACGGCGCCTCGTACAACTTCAATGGGCCGGTTAACACCACCGCGCAGGGCAATCCGGTGCCGTTGTTGTACGGTCGGATGGTGGTGGGGTCGGCGGTCATTTCCGCAGGCATTTACGCGAGCGATCAGGTATGAGAGACATCGTCGGGGCGAAGGGCGGCGGGAGCAGCAGCTCGGGCAGTGAATCGCCCGACAGCCTGCATAGCACTGCCTATGCAAAGGTACTCGATCTGGTCTCGGAGGGCGAGATCCGCGGCCTCGTCAACGGCCTGCAATCGGTCTACCTCGATAACACACCCATTCTCAACCCGGACGGGTCGAGCAACTTCAGCGGCTACACAGTCGACTATCGCTGGGGCACGCAGGATCAGGATTACCTGCCGGGCTTTCCGTCTGTGGAAAGCGAGCATGCGGTCGGCGTCGAGTTGAAGTCGACGGCGCCGTGGGTACGTGCCATCGCAGATTTGCAGCTCTCAGCCGTACGGATCCGGCTGGCCGTGCCGCAACTGCAGAAGACCGACACGGCGACGGGCGACATCAAGGGCTATCGCATTGAATACGCAATTGACCTGTCGACGGACGGTGGAGGATTCCAGCAGGTTTTGACCGGCGCGTTCGACGGCAAGACCACGTCGCTCTATGAGCGCAGCATCCGCATCGAACTGCCGAGGGCAACGGCGGGCTGGTCTATCCGTGTACGGCGTCTCACGCCGAACGCAAACAGCACGGTCATTGCCGACACGACGAACATCGAGGCGATCACCGAGATCATCGACGCGAAGCTGCGTTACCCGATGAGCGCGATCGTCGGCCTGAAGGTCGACGCCTCGCAGTTCCAGTCGGTGCCGACACGGTCATTCGACCTGTACGGTCGTGTCATTCGCGTGCCGGCGAACTATGACGCCACCTCGCGCAACTATTCGGGTGTGTGGGACGGTACGTTCAAGCTCGCCTGGACAGACAATCCCGCATGGGTCTTTTATGACCTGGTGCTGAACGACCGGTACGGTCTGGGCGCCGTCGTCAACGCATCGCAGATCGACAAGTGGTCGCTGTACCAGATCGCGCAATATTGCGACGTGCTGGTGTCGGACGGCAAGGGCGGTCTGGAGCCGCGCTTTGCGTGCAACGTCTACATCCAGTCGCAGACGGACGCTTACAAGGTGCCGCAGGATCTTGCGGGCATCTTTCGCGGCATAGCTTACTGGGTGGCCGGCAATGTCGTTGCGGTGGCCGATATGCCGCGCGATCCGGCCTATGTGTACACGGCGGCGAACGTGGTTGGCGGTAGCTTCAAATATGTCGGCAGCACGCGCAAGACCCGTTACACCGTTGCGCTGGTGTCCTGGAACGATCCATCGGACCTGTACAAACAGAAGGTCGAGTATGTCGAGGACGCGGATGGGATCTCGCGATACGGGGTTCAGAAGACCGATATCTCGGCGTTTGGCTGCACGTCGCAGGGACAGGCGCAGCGTGTCGGCCAGTGGGCGCTGCTGACGTCCCGGCTGGAGACTGAGACGGTGACGTTTCAGGTCGGGCTTGACGGCACCATTGCGGCGCCCGGCCAGATCGTGGCGATCGCGGATCCAGCCCGCGCGGGTCGCCGAACGGGCGGGCGGATCCGTGCCGTGGACGGGCGCAAAGT